ATTTTGTGTATTTGGTTCAATTCCAAATCGATTAAGTGACATTCTTACTTTCCTACAGCTATTCAGTTCATAATGGCTGCCACTTCTTTTAATGTTCGTGACCTTATTAACTCCAATGGTGCTGATGCTATGGGAGTTAAGGGGTTGGTAGACGCCCATGCCACAAAAGCTGCTGAGGAGCAGTTCGAGTACATCAAACGCTCGAAGAAGGTGTGGGTAAGACAGATCCTTTCCGCTTCAGATGGTGAGAAAATGCAGAAGAGGTTCGGTGGGACCTTTGATTTACAGTTGTCTCAAGAATTTATCGCTCCACATAGCTTTGCCGGGGCTATGAGACAGTGCGAAACTTTGGAGTGTTTGTCTTCTTTTCCCGAGGATTCCCTGATTCTCGACTTTGGGGGTTCCTGGTTATTTCATTGGCAAAGACAACATAATGTTCATAGTTGTTGTCCTGTGTTAGATGCAAGGGATATGGCTCGCCACCAAGAAAGAATGATTTCTATGCAAAAGTGTGTGGCTCATAGACCTGGTAAATTTGAAGCCTTTGAAAGTCCTGATTTCTGTTTATTGAAAGCTGAAGATTGTGAAGTGCGAAGTCCCTATGCTATCTCCATTCATGGAGCTTATGATATGGGGTTCGAGGGTTTGTGCAAGGCTATGCACTCACACGGAACTATTATGCTTAGAGGTACTATGATGTTCGACGCCAACATGCTCGTTTTTGATGAAGGAGTTATGGAGGATTTGAACTGTCGCTGGACTAAAGAGAAAGGGGATCCGTTTGGCCTAAGAGGGGCACCCTGTGAGGACATGGTTCACTTCGATTTTGTCGATGAGAGCACGTTGTCCTACTCGCATTCGTGGAAAAACATAAAATCTTTTCTCACTGAAGGTGGTCATCAAATAGAGAACGTACAGTATGTCTTAGAAAGGTGTGTTATCTCTTATGGGATCATGTCTTTTAAGATTTTTGCTGTTTCGGGGAAAATTCCTCGCACGCGTTTGAGACACTGCGTTTGGTTCCCAAAGGTTCGTGACTATGTTAATATCAATGTCATGAATCCTAGTGATCCTCGCATATGGTCGAAAGTTCGCGTGAAGTTAGACACCGTCAGAGAAGTCGAGGAGATTTGTTTTAGATGCTTCAAAGAATCGAAGTCATGGGAAGAGAATTTGAAACTTGTGGGATCTTGTCTGTCCTCTAAGTCCTCCACTATTATTGTGAATGGGATGACTATGATGGCCGGAGAAAGGCTAGACGTTCTCGATTATCATCATGTAGCCTTTTCCCTCATGTTATCAGCACGACGAAAATTCGATATGTTCGGTAAAGCGATGAATTCATTGGAATGGAAGGGTTGGGTGAGACACTTCTTTAAATCTCTTTGGCCTTCTGGGGACCTTCGGGACCTGTTCGGGCGTTATTTTCCCAGCTTAATACGTTATTATGATAAGATTGAGTTCGTTGAAAAACTTACTCAATGTGAAATCTTTGTGAATGAGCTGGGAGAGACCGACGATGAGGATCAACGTGATTTGGTCACTGAGGCAGCTGATGTTTTTAGAAACACTCTGCTGAAAGTGGCTATTAAGATGTCTCTTGACAAAACTTTCAAACCTACTGAAAGGAAGGGAGAAGAAAAACCAACCGTTGCCAGTAGTGTCGCTGGTGATGTGACTGAGAAACCGGTTGACACCGTTTCAGGGCCTACGATACAGGCCCCTCTCGTGATGCAAAGTAACACTGTAACGCCGTTGAGTGAGCCACTGGATGGCAGACTTGCTGTGAGGTTGGAGGCTATGAAAGAATATAAACGCTATCTTCTTAAACTTCAGAGAAATACAGAATCAAATCTGGCTGGATTATGGTCATTGTGCGGTGGCACTAGTGACGGTAATAATCTGATCAGTACTGAAGTTTTGAGGATAATGAGACAGAGTGATAGCTTAGTTAACCTACACAAGGCTGATGGTAGCTGGTTGTTTCCGAACGATTTTGAATATATGGTCGGCTACAATTCGAGTGGTCTAGGAGAGAAGCGTTCCAATGAGGTATTCTTGGTTAATAAAGATTGCGTTCTAAACAATAATGTCTTACTTGCTAATGGTGTTCCCGCAC